ATAGCGTTTACACCCCTTTTTTCACCAGACCATGCAAATCGCAACCACAGTTGGATTTATTTTCAGTCTACCAATGTCTACCCATGTCTAGCCCAAACCAGCTAGAACTGACTGAATCGCGCGATGCGCGCGCGTAGCACGGCCTGTGCCAGCCAACTGGAGTGCATAACTACAATTGCAAACGTCTGTCTCCCGAAACCGATTTAAACGGCCTCAGAGCGTTTTTTTGGGGTTCAAGCACCCTACCCCTTGGGAGGTCTCTGAAAACCTCACCAGCGCGTTTTCTGCACTTTAGTTGGAAAATCTATCCACAGAAGCTTGTGGATAACTTTTTATTGTCCACAGGCTGTGGATAACTTTTGTGGATAAAGCTGGGGATAACTTTACGGGGTGTATACTGAGTGTTTAAACAGTGCTGCGTATTTGTACAGGAATAGGAACACACTATGGCAACCAAGCTTACGATAGAGGAACTAGATGCAATGGCGGAGCCAGTGCCTGAGAGCGGGGCAGATGAGGGTCACCTAGCTAATACTGATTTTGAAAACCCCGTGGCCCCTAGCGAAGCGGAGCAGATGGCCCATGCACCAAATGCTGTAGTACGTCATAGAGAAATGACACACGGCATGAGGGCATTTATTGCAGCCAAATTGGCAGGGTCTACCAGTAGAGATGCCTACCGTCAGGCATACCCCAACGACAAGGGCTCCGATGCAACAGTCAGTGCCAATGCGTACAAACTGTCAAAGCATCCCCTAGTCGCTAAAGCTCTGCAAGACGCATGGGGTCAGACAGAAGAGGCACTGGTAGAGGATATGGCTGCAAGCAAGCGGTACGTCATTCAGAGTCTCATTTCACTGAGCAAGGGAGCCAAGCAAGAGGGTAGCCGTTTAAAAGCATTGGAGTTACTAGGCAAAGCCAGTGGCGCATTCACCAATGCAGCACCACAGGAAGCACCAGCACCAAGCGCGGCGCAACTCAAGCAGGCACTGGCAGGCCATCTCAAGCTACTTAAGCAGTAGGCTATCAGCAACGTGTAAACAATAGGGTAGTGGGCTATCAGCAGTGTGTAAACGGTAGTCTGTGGCTATAGGGGTGAGCCCACCGTACCCCCACCACCCTGTTTGGCCCCGCATGACCCCGCATTACGTTACGCTCTATTCCGTTCAAACGATTCTTTGCTCCTACCCCCCCCCTTCTCTTCCCTTTCCCCCACCCCGGGGGTGTATATAAAAATCTGGATAAGTATGCGAACGCTCTCATCAGCGTTTACACCACTTGCGAACGTTCTTAAAAACGTTTAAACTCAACGCATGAGCAAACAGAAGGTACTGGAATTCATCAAGAGCCACATCAGGGTGCATGGTGTGTCTCCTAGCTATACGGTGATAGCCAAGGGTGTAGGGATGTCTTCTAAGTCCAACATCCACAGGATTGTTCATAGACTGCGGGATGAAGGTCTCATAGACCTGAAGCCTTACAAGTTCCGTTCTATTCGTCTTGTGGATAGGTCGGTGCAGGAGATTTCCCGCCTATGACTCTCCTCACTCATAAGGAAGTGCAAGACTACCTGAGCATTGTGGACAAAGTCCCTGCGGCGGAGAGAGTGAAGATTACAACCTTGTTAGAGATGGACAGGGTAGAACGGTGTAAGGAATCCTTCCTACCGTTTGTGAAGGAGATGTGGCCTATCTTCATATCTGGTAAACACCATCAAATCATGGCAGATGCCTTTGAGAGAGTCGCAAGGGGAGAGCTGAAGAGACTTATCATCAATATGCCGCCCCGGCATACCAAATCAGAGTTTGCATCGTTCCTTCTACCGTCGTGGTTCTTGGGTAAGTTCCCTGAGAAGAAGGTTATCCAGACTGCTCACACCGCAGAGCTCTCTACGGGGTTTGGACGTAAGGTACGGAATCTGGTGTCGTCAGATACGTACCAGAAGATATTTCAAACAAAACTGTCAAGCGACTCAAAAGCAGCAGGTCGGTGGAACACCGACAAGGGTGGAGATTACTTTGCTATTGGTGTAGGCGGAGCAGTGACCGGTAAGGGTGCTGACCTTCTCATCATTGATGACCCTCATTCAGAGCAGGAAGCAAAGCAAAACAATCCTGCGGTGTTTGACCAAGTGTATGAGTGGTACACCTCTGGGCCTCGTCAGCGTTTACAACCTAACGGTGCAATTATTATTGTTATGACCCGCTGGGCCAAGAGAGACCTTACTGGGCAGATTCTCAAGAAGTCCGGCGGGGATGGAGTGGATGACTGGGAGGTCATTGAGTTCCCCGCCATCCTTCCGTCTGGAACACCCCTGTGGCCTGCGTTCTGGTCTAAGAAGGAACTAGAGGCTATCAAGGCTGAGATTCCCGTAGCCAAGTGGGAAGCACAGTACCAACAGAACCCAACAGGTAATGAAGGTGCGATTATCAAGCGCGACCAATGGAGGATTTGGGAGCATGAGAAGCTCCCTATGTGTGATTACATCATCCAGTCTTGGGACACTGCCTTTGAGAAGAATAACCGTGCAGACTACTCTGCATGTACCACTTGGGGCGTATTTGATTATGCAGATGACAAGGGTAAAGACCAGACTAACATCATTCTTCTAGATGCGTTTAAACGCAGGATGGAGTTTCCTGAACTAAAGAAGCTTGCCCTTGAACTGTACAAACAGTGGGAGCCTGACACTCTGATTATTGAGAAGAGAGCCGCCGGGGCTCCTCTGATTTACGAACTCCGCAAGATTGGAGTTCCCCTGTCTGAGTACACCCCAAGCAAGGGACATGACAAGGTTAGCCGTGTAAACTCTATTTCAGACCTATTTGCCTCTGGGATTGTCTGGTGTACAGGTTCTCGTGATGCAGATGAGGTTATGGAGGAAATGGCAGCATTTCCTAATGGCGACAACGATGACTTGGTGGACTCAAGCAGCCAAGCACTGATGAGGTTCCGCCAAGGTGGGTTTATCCAGATTGCTTCCGATGAACAGGACGATGAACCCATCTTCCGTCGTAAGTATGAATATTATTAAGGACGTATATGGCAACGAATGTTGATAAGGGTTTGTATCAAGCACCGATGGGTCTAGAGCAATTGGCTCAAGATGAAGAACCACTTGAGATTGAGATTGTTGACCCAGAGGAAGTAAATATTCACATGGGGGACATGGACATCTCCATCATTCCCGGTGAGGATGAAGATGAGTTTGGTCAAAACCTTGCAGAGCTTATTGACGATGGAGACCTCCAATCCATTGCAAGTGATTTGGATGGGGACATTGACAATGACCGGAACAGCCGTAAGGACTGGGAGAAGGCCTACACCGATGGTTTAAAGCTACTCGGACTCCAGTTTGAGGAGCGCACAGAGCCTTGGCAGGGAGCTTCTGGGGTCTTCCACCCCATGATTACTGAGGCAGTGGTACGGTTCCAATCAGAAACAATTACAGAGATGTTTCCGGCCCAAGGGCCTGTACGCACAAAGATTATTGGTAAAGAAACCCCTGAGAAGAAGGAAGCAGCAGTTCGTGTTGAGGAAGACATGAACTATGAACTCACTGAGGTAATGCGTGAGTTCCGCCCTGAGCATGAGCGGATGCTGTGGAGTCTTCCTGCTACAGGTTCTGCATTTAAGAAGGTCTACTACGACCCTAACCTTGGTCGGCAGGTCTCTATGTTTGTTCCCGCAGAGGACATCATCCTTCCCTATGGAACGACCGACCTAGACACCTGCTACCGTTTAACGCATGTCATGCGTAAGACCAAGAACGAGATTATGAAATTGCAGGAAAGCGGTTTCTACCGGGATGTTGAGTTGGGTGAGCCAACAAAGGACAGAAGTGACATCAAACAGGCCAAGGACAAAGAGACCGGCTTTAGTGATTTAAACGACGACCGCTACACCCTCTACGAGGTTCATGTAGACCTAGACCTGCCCGGATATGAAGATACCAATTCAGACGGTGAAGAGACAGAGATTGGTCTTCCCTATGTTGTCACCTTCATCAAGGGAACAAACGATGTTCTGGCTATCCGCCGCAACTGGGAGCCGGATGATGAACTGCGTTTAAAGCGACAGCATTTTGTTCACTACCAATACATCCCCGGCTTTGGAGCTTATGGGTTTGGTCTGTTCCACCTCATTGGTGGATTTGCCAAGAGCGCCACCAGCATCATGCGTCAGCTTATCGATGCAGGAACTCTATCCAACCTACCGGGCGGATTGAAATCGCGTGGACTGCGGATTAAGGGAGACGACACCCCCATCCAGCCGGGAGAGTTCCGGGATGTGGATATCGGTTCTGGGGCATTGCGGGACAACATCCTGCCTCTCCCTTATAAGGAGCCGAGCCAAGTCCTCGCCGCTCTATTGGGAACCATCGTGGATGAGGGCCGTCGCTTTGCGGCAACAGCAGACATCAAGGTCAGCGACATGTCCGCCCAATCCCCGGTCGGTACAACTCTGGCAATTCTGGAGCGTCAACTGAAGGTGATGACGGCTGTACAAGCCCGCCTGCATTACACGTTTAAACAAGAACTGGGTCTCCTTGCTGAAATCATTGCAGACTACACAGACCCCAGCTACGACTACGACCCAGACACATCTAACCGTAGCGCAAAGAAATCTGATTACGAATACGTGGAAATCATTCCCGTAAGCGACCCTAACGCAGCAACGATGAGCCAGCGCGTGGTTCAGTATCAAGCTGTTATTCAAATGGCGCAGATGGCTCCTGATATCTATGACATGCCACAACTCCACCGCCGGATGCTGGAAGTATTGGGCATTAAAAACGCAGAGAAGCTGGTCAAGCTGCCGGACGACCAAAAACCCCGCGACCCCGTCACGGAGAACATGTGCATCCTCAAAGGAGAACCTGTCAAGGCATTCCTGAACCAAGACCACCAAGCACATATTGCCGTTCATATGGCTATGCTGCAAGACCCAATGATTATGGCGACCATCGGGCAAAACCCACGCGCTCCAGCAATCCAAGCAGCCATGATGGCTCACCTTGCAGAACATGCAGGATTCCAATATAGAAAACAAATTGAAGCTCAACTGGGATTGTCTTTACCTCCAGAGGATGAAGACCTACCCCCACAGATTGAACAAGCTCTATCTGGAATGATGGCTCAGGCCGCTCAACAGGCATTACAACTGAACCAACAGCAAGCCCAACAACAACAAGCTCAACAGCAAGCTCAAGACCCAATGGTGATGATGCAGCAGCAAGAGCTTCAGCTTAAACAAGGCAGTCTGCAACTGGAGGCCCAGAAGGTTCAGCAGGATTTTGCAATTGAACAAGCCAAGCTGGAATTGGAGAAACAGCGCATGGTTCTGGACTCCTCTGCCAAGGCGGACGCTAACAATCTCCGTAAGGAAGAGACCGCCGCCCGTATGCAGTTGGAAGGTGTCAAGGTTGGAGCTTCTATCCGGGAGAAACAATCTCAACAAAAGTTTGACCAAGAAAGCTCCGGGGTAAAGATTGGAGCCCAGATAGCCAAAGACCAAATGAACCAACCTACAGGTGAACCATGATTCAAAACTTTGCCCGGGTATTGCGCGAACAAATACGTGCAGACATGAATAATTATGCAGACGACTTGGCTGGTGGGGCCTGTCGTTCTTTTGAAGAGTATCAAAAACTTTGCGGGGTGATTCAAGGCCTAGCTACCGCAGAGTCCTACCTATTGGCCTTGCTAAAGAAAGCTGAAGATACAGATGAGTGACATCATTTTGCCTCCGGGAGTAGCAATGCCCCCGCCAATCCAAACGTCAGAAGAACCTGATGCAGATATGACAGATGCAGAGAAAGCCAAACAACTTCCAGAACCAACTGGGTACAAGTTGTTATGCGTGTTGCCCCAAGTGGATGAAACCATTGAAGGCACAAACCTCGTCAAGGCGAAGGAAACTATTCGCCGCGAAGAGCTAACTACAGCAGTTTTGTTCGTGGTCAAAGTTGGCCCGGACGCATATTCAGACAAAGAAAAGTTTCCTAGCGGGCCTTGGTGCAAGCAGGGGGATTTCATCATGGTTCGCACCTATGCAGGTACGCGATTCAAGATGTATGGTCAGGAAATGCGTTTCATCAACGATGACCAAGTAGAAGGTGTTGTGCAAGACCCCCGTGGAATCACCCACGTTTAAGGAGATATCATGTCAGAGTTTAAATTTCCAGATGAGCTGGAAAACGACAAGACAGTTGAGATTGAATCTAACGCAGATGAAATTGAAATTGAAGTCGTAGACGATACACCTCAGGCAGACCGAGGCCGTAAAGCCTTGGACAAAGAGGTTGAAGACCCCACAGATGAGGAGATTGCCTCATACGGGGATAAGGTTAAGGTACGGATTAAAGAATTAACCCATGCCAGACACGACGAACGCCGTGCAAAAGAAGCTCTCATGCGTGAAAAGCTGGAGCTTGAGAACATGGCGCGACAGATTGTTGCTGAGAACCAACAATTACGCAAGCATGTTAACGATGGAAGCCAACAATTCCAGCAGCAATCTGTCCAATTGGCAGAAAACGAGCTAGAAAACGCCCGCAAACAGTATAAAGTTGCACAAGAGGCATTTGATTCTGATGCTATACTGGCTGCGCAAGAAGCGTTGCTAGAAGCGAAGATGAAAATCGCCGCTATCAAGAGCCCTAGACAGCAAATCCGCGAGGAACAGCGTCAAGAAGCTCCGCGACAAGTCCAACAGCCAACTGAAGCCAAGGCAGATGCCAAAACCTTGCGCTGGCAAGCAAAAAACCAGTGGTTTGGTTCTGATGGATTTGAAGAAGTTACCAGCTACTCACTAGGGCTGCACCAAAAACTAGTGAATTCGGGTGTAGACCCGCGCAGCGACGAGTATTTTGAACAAATAGATACTCGCATACGAGACAAGTTCCCAGAGGTATTTGGGAATGAGAAGTCTAAAGAGACTTCCAGACGACCTACTTCAGTTGTTGCGCCCGCTGCTCGTTCATCGGGCACAAAAAAGGTTCAAATGACTACCACTGCTATGGCATTGGCTAAGAAGTTTGGATTAACCCCGCAGCAATATGCTGC